GACGTATTGGGTTGAGGAAATGAAGCAAGCAGGATTTCAGATGGTCGAAGTCGCACAAGGGGCTCGGACGATGAGTCAACCGATGAAGGAACTCGCCGCCGAACTCGAAGCGAATCAAATCAATTACAACAACAACACGATGCTGAAGTGGTGTTTGACGAACACTTCCATCAAGCGCGATGAGAACGACAACATCCGACCGCTCAAGGGTAAGAACTCCCGGCAGCGCATCGACGGTGCGGTCTCACTCATCATCGCGTACACGGTTTTTTTTGATAAGATGAGCGACTACCGAGCGCTCATTTCTTAAGGAGGTGAGCATTTGAAAGAGAAGCGGTCACTATTTGAAATGATATTTGGCGCAAAGAAACAGCCAGCGCCACAGGAAAACCCGCAACTACTTCAGCTCATGAACGGGTTCACGCCGCACTTTACGGACCCAAGCGCAAATGCGTTTGAGTACGCGGTGGCGCGAACGGCTGTTGACGCCATCGCAAGAAATGGCGCCAAGTTAAAACCGAAGCACGTCCGGCGCGTGAACGGTCAGATTGTAAACGTGAACAGCCCGCTGGATTATCTGCTTTCCGTCAGGCCGAACGCCAATATGGACGCGTACTCGTTTTATTACAAGATGATTTCACAACTTCAGTACAAGAACAACGCGTTCGCGTTCTGGGACACGGACGCAAGCGGAAACGTGAAGGCGATTTATCCAATCGACTTCAGCCGGCTCGAATTGCTCGAGCACAAAAATCAGATATATGTTCAGTTTCACTTTTTAGGCGGCGACAAGCTGACACTTCCTTATAGCGAAGTGATTCACCTGCGGCGCTTTTTTTACGCGCATGAAATGTACGGTGACACGAACGGGGAGGCGCTCCAGAAGATGCTCGACCTGATTCACACGACGGACGAGGGCATCATCAACGCCATCAAGTCAAGCGCGTACCTGCGCGGCCTTTTAAGTTTCAACAACATTTTGAGCGACGCCGACATGAAAAAATCGCGCGAGAAATTTGTGAACGAGTTTATGGACCTCACAAAAAAAGGCGGAATCGCTGCACTCGACGCCAGGGCAACGTACACGGATCTGAAAGCGGAACCTAAGATGGTTACGCATGACCAGATGTCGCTGATTGAGTCGAAGGTGTACAAGTACTTCAGCGTCAGCGATCCGATTGTGAAATCGGAGTACAACGAGGAGCAGTGGAACTCGTTTTATGAGTCGGTCATTGAACCGCTTGCCATTCAGATGTCGCTCGAATTCACCTCGAAGTTATTCAGCGGCCGCGAGAAGTCGTTCGGCAACGAAATCATCTTCGAGTCAAATCGCCTGCAGTACGCTTCGAACAAAACAAAAATCGAAGTCGTGCAGATGCTGATGGACCGAGGCATGATGAGCGTCAATCAGGGACTTGAGGTATTTAACCTACCGCCGATTGAAGGCGGCGACAAGTTCATCATGTCGCTCAACTTCGTGGACAAAGACATCGCGAATCAATATCAACTTGGCAAGACAGACGCACCACCGGCAACGGAGCAACCTGCACCACAGCCAGTGCAAACAGAAGGAGGTGCCAACGATGGCAATCAACCTGAAGGATAGAGAGTATCGCAGTTTCGCGGAATTTCGCTTGGCCGAAGAAGGCGAGGGCGGTTCATGGGTGGAAGGCTATGCGGCCGTGTTTGAATCGCCAACGGTTCTATATGAATTCGATGGTGTTCAGTACAAGGAGACCATCGAGCGCAGCGCATTCGATTCTGCGGATTTGCGCGATGTGATTTTAAATTACAACCACGACGGGAAAGTCGTCGCGCGAACGCGCAACAAGACGCTTCAACTCGCGGTTGATGACCGCGGTCTGTTCGTCCGTGCAAGACTCGACGGAACGGAAGAAGGGCGCCGCATGTTTGAGGAAATCCAAGGCGGGTATCTCGACAAGATGTCATTCGCTTTCAGCATCGCAGAAGAAGAATTCGACAAGCAATCGAGAACGCGCAGTATTAAAAAAATTCAACGTCTCTACGACGTCAGTGTGGTTTCACTGCCGGCGTATGATGATACATCAATTTCAGCACGTAGCTACTTCTCGGCGGTGGCTGAGGGGGAGCGAAAAGCGCTGGAGAGCGCCTCGATGCTCGAACTTGAAAAAGAGAAATTCCAATTCATCACACAAAGCTTGAAAGGAGTTTAGATCATGATTGAAAAACGCATGCAAGAAATCGACGCACGCATCGCAGAACTCGAATCGGTTGTGACCGAGTCGCAATCCATCGAGGAAGTGAGAGCTGCTAAAGACGAAGCGAAATCGCTTGTTGAAGAGCGCCAATTGCTCGTCGAGAAAGCGCAGATCGCAGACGAAATCAACGCGGGACGCATCGAAGTCCGCACCATTCAAAAACCAGAGGAGGCCACCAAAGTGGAGAACAGAGAAACAGAAGTAAAAGAAATTTTGGAGCAGCGCGGCGCAGCGCTCAAAGCAGGCAAGTCGGTGCAATTCGCAATCGACGAACTTCCAGAGCTTCGCGCAGTAACTATCGCATCTGGCGATTTGGTTGTTGAGAAAAAATACTCGACATCCCTTAACGATTCGTTCGGTGAAGTGTCCGGCACAATCGACGTTGTAAACGCAGTTGTATTGAACGGCGGCGAGTCCTACCGCAAAGGCTTCGTGAAAGGTTACGGCGAAGGCGCGTACACATCGGAAGATGGCAACTACCACGAGACTGATCCTGAATTCGATTATGTTGACATCAACAAAGTCAAAATCACGGCTTACACTGAAATCACTGACGAGGCGCTTAAATTGCCAAATGTTGCGTACCAATCGTACGTGGCTCAAAACATTCAAACGGCAATCCGCAAAAAAATCTCCAAAATGATCTTGACAGGAACTGGCACAAACAGCTTCGTCGGTATCTTCAATGCACCGGCAAACGTCATCCCTACGGCATCTGACCTTGGCATTGATGCAATCGGTCCTGACACACTTGACGACATCGTATTCGCATACGGCGGTGACGAGGAAGTCGAAGGCGTTGCAACGTTGTTCTTGTCCAAAGCAGACCTTGCAGCGTTCGCTTCAATTCGCGATCAAGAAGGACGCAAACTCTACACCATCAACCCACGCGGCAACACTGGAACCATCTCCAGCGCAGGTTCGTTCAATGTGCCTTACATCATCAACAGCGCAGCGCCTGCACTTAGCGCAACAGGCACAGCAGTGAACACGTACTGCATGGCGTATGGCGTGCCGGTCAACTATGAAATGCCGATTTTCTCCAACTTGACAGTTGAAGAAAGCCGTGACTTCAAATTCCGCACAGGCCAAGTCGCATACCGCGCTTCCATCTGGGCTGGCGGTAACGTCGCAGCGCACAAAGGATTTGTCCGCGTGAAGAAAGTTCCATCTGCTTAATCCGATTGGAGTGAACTGAAATGGCCAAAGGAAGAGCAGTCAAATTGAAGCAAGAAGACGGCGTGATTTATTTCAAAGCGATTCGGCCTTTGACGGAAGAATCGTTCAAACTGCTGTCCGACATGCTTCGGCATGAGGCGGAGAAGAATGGACTCAAAAGCATTTTGCTTCCGTTTTCCGCCGCGCTCACGAACGAGAAGGGAGAGTGACCCAGATGGCGATGCTCGATGATGTCAAAATCGCACTGCGAGTGTCGCACACGGCACTCGATTCGGAAATCAATGATTTGATCGCAGCCGCTCGGCAGGATTTAATCTTGTCGGGCGTGCTCCCTGCCAAAGCGAACAGCAACACGGATTCACTCATCAAGCGGTGCATCGTGACGTATGTCAAGGCACACTTCGGATTCGACAATCCAGACTACGAGCGTTTGTCGTCGGCGTATTACCAGCTCAAAAGTCATCTGACGCTAGCAGGTGATTACACATGATGTGGCGTGAAGTGATTACGCTTCAAGCGGAGTCGATGACCATCAACGAATACGGTGACCGCGTTTTCAACAAAACGCCGGTCGTCGTATTTGCGAATAAGAAATCCATCCGCGCATCAGAGTTTTATCAAGCGTTTGCTACTGGACTGAAGCCTGAACTGATGTTCGAGGTGCGTTCGGTTGACTATGACGGACAGCCGACTTTGCTTTTCAATTCGAAGGAGTACGTAATCATCCGCACGTACTCCAAGAATGACGAAATCACAGAGTTGGTATGTTCCGGCATGGTCCAGACGGGAGGGTATTGACATGCCATTACCGAGAAGCGTTGTCAGAATCAACAGAAATGGCGTGAAGTTTACGTCAAGCGTGGAGAGAGCCGAGTACACGCTCGAGGAACTCACACGCGCGGCACTTCGAGATATTGGAAGATTGATTACATTTAATGCCATTCGAAAAGTCAAATTGATTGCGAACGGCTCACTGCAAAAATGGAACAAAAGGTATAAAGAGTTCCAATCGTGGAACAGACGCCGTGAGACGGATTTGCAGGTCGGAATCAAACATGAGACTTGGTTTGGTGTGGATCAAGAACTCGGTTTAAACAATCAACCAAAACGTGACATTCTTCGGACAACCGTATTCGAAAACATCAACGTCATTCAAGAAATCACGGCCAAGTACCTCAAGCACATTGAGGACGAGATGACCGCGCAGCGCATGATTGATGAGAACGCTGAGGTGGCTGACGATGATTAAGATGCTCGAAATCCGTAAGCAATTGAAAACACTCATGCAGGCTACCGGAAAACAAGTTTTCTACCAAAAGGCTGCACCGAACGCAGTCTTTCCGTATCTCGTGTTTGACATCTCGAACAGCATCGACGACGGAACGCTTGAGCGGTTCGTGCTTGACGTCGATGGCTGGGGAAATGATGAAAACACGTACGACATGGAACAGATGATGCACCTCGCAGACCAGGCGCTTCATCGCACCACGCTTTACATCAACGACGCGGGCAAACAGCTCGGCATGTCGGTCTACCGCGAGAACCGCTTGACGTTCGACGAGACAGACAGAAGGGTCTACCGCAGGCGTT